ACGAAATGGAGCCGGGCAAGGATCGGCCCCGCGACCGTGACAACCACACGCCCGACGCGCTGCGGTATGCCTTGCGTGCGGATGTGACCGAACGCGGCCTTCGCGTGCTCGGCCCCGACCCCGATGAGGTCAAGAAGCAAGAACAACCCAAGTCGTTCGCAGAGATGCGGGCGGATGATCCCGAATGGGGGTGGTGATGCCATTGTTTAGACGAACCAAAGCCGCACCCAAACTCGCCAACCCGGTCAACCCCGAAATATGGGGTGACACGCTCAAGCAGTCCGAGCAGCTTGCACGGCACTACGGGAACAATCCCGAGGCCCACGAGTTGCTTGCACGGGCATTCGGCGAGGCCGCGATCTGTGCCCGTATCAACGCGAAGATATGCGATTCGGCGACGCTGCGCCTGTACCGGCGTGCGGGTGCTGGCGGGGCACGCAAGAACACCAAAGGTTCCCGCGTTGGCGGCGCGACCCACAAGGCCATGCAACAAGGCCAGTACGGGCGGAAACTCGCCGAGTTCACTCTGGGCGGCGCGGAGATGGTTGAGGTCATCAGTCACCCAGCACTCGATCTTGCACGAAACCCCAACTGGTTATTCCCCGGAAACGAGATCAATCTAACCGGGTGGACATTCCGCTGGTTGGTCGGCAACTCGTACGAGTTCGCATCGTTCACAGGATCGACCCCGACACAGCTTTACCCGATGTACGCCCAGCATGTGAACATCGTCGCGAATGACGAGACAGGCATCGAGGCGTATGTGTACGGACGCGCGGAGACATCATGGCATCCATACAGCCCGAACGAGGTGATTCACTACAAGCTCTGGCCGTCGCTGCACTCTCCCCTGTACGGGGTGTGCCCATTGCACGATGTGCTTCCGTATGTGGATCAGTTGCGAGACTCGGTGATCCTCGACATTGCGATGACAAAGAACGGGTTGCGTCCGGACATGCTGGTGAACCTGCCGGAAGGCACGCCGGACAAGGAGCGCGATTCGTTCGTCAAGCGATTGAAGAACAGCTACCGGGGCGTTGGGCGATGGAACGAACCGCTGGTCACGACCGGCGAGACGAAAGTGCAGCCCCTCACATGGCCCGAGAAAGAGGCGATGTCCCTGCCCAAGCGGGACGAGGCATCGAAGATGGTGCGGCGTGCGTACGGCCACGACGAATCGCAGGCCGATTCATCGGATTCGACCTACGCGGCGGCGTTGATGGGGGACTCTCGGTTCCTGGGTCAGACGATCGAACCTGCGTTGCAGCAGGACGCGGCGCAGAAGGTGAAGATTCTTCAGTGGTTCGGTCTTGACCCTGACGAGTACGGGTTCGCGTACGACCCGATGGTTGAGAAGGATGAGGCGACCTTTAACGAGCGTTTGCGTGCTGATTGGCAGGCGGGCATTCGTACTGCAAACGAGGTTCGTATCGAGATGGGCCTTGATCGGATCGACGATGAGAACGCGGACAAGTTGATGGTGAATGGTCAGCCGTTGGGTGCTCAGGCACAGTCCGACCCGTTCGGCGGGTTGCTTGGCGGCTTCAATCGTCCCCAACCGAAGGAAGACCCGAAGCCCGACGACGAACCCTCCCCGCCCGGATCGGGTGAGGAACCCGTACCCGAGGAAGAAAAGGGGATGCGATATCTGTCAACCGAAGATGCCGCAAACGGCGATTACCCCGGCAAGTCCGTAGACTTCAAATCCATCCTCCACGACCACGAATCCCCCCTCTGGCGAGACTGCGAGGAATGCCGACGCACAAAGGACGATGACGACGACTTGCAGGCGTACGACGCGAAGCTCAGGGACGCGATCAGACGCTATCAGGGGCAGGTCGAATCGGTTGCACGCGATGTCGTGACCGACATGCAGGCCGAGGCGTTGGATGCGATCGGCAAGGGGCGCACGCCGAATCTCGCCCCGATCGTTGAACAGGCGGCGCCCGAGTTCGCAGACGCGATGAGCGAGATCGTGCGGCTGGGTGTGACGAATATCCTCGAGTCCGGCCAGTTCGGTGGCAGCGTACCCGATGAGGCGTTCAACATCGCGCCCGAGCGTGCGTTGCAGTTCCTCGACACCTACTCGTTTGAGTTGGCGGGCGAGCTTGCAGATACGACGGTGAAGATGACGGAGACGGCTGTACGGAACGGGCTTGAGCAGGGCCTGAGCATTGCCGACATCGCTGCGGAGATGGAGGGGTTCCCCGAGTACCGGGCGGAAGCGATCGCACGCACAGAGACGAACAGAGCGTACAACGCGGGCCATCGCGAGGGTGCGAAGGCGGTTGGCGTTGAGGAATACCGGATCATCACCGCTCCGGGCGTTCGCAAGTCACACGCGGCGATCGCTGCACGGGGCTGGACACCGATGGACGATCCGATCGTGAAGGCGGGCGAGGTGATTGAGGGCGAGACATTCACTCGTGATCTGCATGCGCCTCCGTTGGGGGTGAACTGCCGGTGCTCGATCACATTCAAGTTTGAAGGGGAAGATGCATGATCAAAGAAATTATCCAACTTATCCGTCAGGTGTTCACATGGTTCGTGATCGTTTCCCCGTGGGAGCGGGGTGTGCGCGTTCGTATGGGCAAGCACATGAGAGAGATGATGCCCGGAGTACACCTTCGGGTTCCATTCATTGATCGGTTCTATCGCCAGTCTATCCGTAGGCGATCAGTGCTCATTCCCGCGATGACGCTCACCACAAGCGACGAGAAAACCATAACCGTTGGGGCGTTCTTTTGGTACGAGATTCAGAACATCATCGCACTCTATGACACGCTCCATGATGCCCACGACACCATAGAGAGCGAGGTTTCGGGCCTGATGTCGCGGTATGTGGTTTCGCATACGCACGCGGAATGTCAGGCGGAGAAACTGTCTGCGTATGTCATCGAAAACCTCGATTTAGAAAAGTACGGAATCGGGGGATTCGACTTTGCAATATCGAATCACGCTGAGCACAAGACCTATCGGTTGATTACGGGGGAGACCCGCCAGTGGTCTGGCGCAGAGCGGCTTAACACGAGTCAGGCATTGGGCGATCCTGCCCCAAGCGTTTAACAGGAGACCCACAATGATCGCAACCGACATCCTTCATCGCCTCAAGCAGCACCCCGGCGTGCTTGACCAGTCCACGATGGGCGTTGTCTCGTCATTCGGCAAGGGGGCCGAAATACGAGTCAAGAGCGACGAACGAACCCGTGATCTCGTCGTGATCGCAAACACGGACGACATCGACCTGGATAACGAGGTTGTCGTACCCAGCGGCGCGAACACGGCGTACTTCGAGCGAAACAAGCAGATTTTCGCCGATCATATGTATGATCTGGGCAATGTCGTGGGCACGCTACGCAACCTCTACCGCTACCCAAGCGAGACAGAGCACAAGGCGTGGCGTGTGGTCATGCACCTGCACGACAACGCGCTGGGCAAGGCCGCTCAGACGATCGTCGAGGAAACGGGCCAGATCGGAGTATCCATCGGGTTCGTGGCGAAAGAGTACGGGCCACCCGACGATGAGGAACGCAAGGCGTACCGTGGCAAGGACGGTGCATCACCGCGTTCGATCGTGCGCGAGTGGGATTGGTTCGAGCTGAGCGTAACCGCGTTGCCCTGCAATGTGGCGTGTCAATCGATGACGATGACGCAGGGCAAGTCGCTGGACATGCTCCATGAGGTGGAGCGATTGGTGACGAAAGGCCGTATTGATCGCGAGTCTGCGTACTTGCTTGGGATGCCGATCGAGCCGAAGCGGAAGATGCACGCGGTCACAGATCGGGTTGTTCTGCGTCCTCAGTTGGAGCCGGTGAAGGTGTTTGATTGGGGTTCGGTAGGTGGATAGATCATAAATCTTTCTTATGACCACAAGATATTCCATAAATCCTGTTGACACCACAAGAGGGTTCGGCCACAATACGGGTGTTGATGGGGTCGGTGCTTGGACGGCAGCGATCTACGCGCCTGTTCTCTGTGGTGGGGGGCAGGTGATTTGAAACCACCCCTGTCTCATTGAGGCAGGCAGCGGCGGCCAGAATGGTCGCCAGCACGACAGGGTGCCAGATTGGTAAAGGGCCGAGCGTGAGCGAGGTATATGCGGGTTCGAGTCCCGCCCCTGTAGTTGTAAATCTGAACGGCTTCCCCTGCGAGGGATCGCGCCCGGCACACCGGCCAGTGTGCTGCGGCCCCTGACCTCAATCGCGTTGCCCGGACGGATGTGTTTTCTCATGGAAACCACTTCCCAAAGGAGCATCAGCGATGAAGTGGAATCAAAAGGGTCTGCTCAAGGCAGGCAAGCAGATTGCAAAGGCAGTCGGCGCACGAGACTTTGAAGGCGAGACAGGCGACGAGTTCGTCAAGTGGCTCGGTGAAATCACCGCCGACCGGAATGTCACCTACGAAGGTCTGATGGAAGACAGTGAGTTCGATGCGGACACCGTCCGCAAGGGCTGGAAGGCTGTTCACATCACCCCCGACGCGGGCGAGGAAATCATCGTCAATGACGGCATGGAAACCGCCGAGGCGGATGTCGAAGATGAAGAGACTAAAGAGCTTGACGAGGACGAAGAGCTCACCAAAGCGTTCCGCCTGATCCGCAAGCATCAGCAGGACAACGGCATCAAGCCGAAGACCTTCATGAAGTCCGTGCATGAGTCGAGTCTTGACATGCCCGGACATAAGCGATTCGGCGATGCCCGAAGCGCGAAGATGCTCGCCTATGACCGTCGCGTCAAGAGCGGCGAGCGCATGAGCAAGACGGGGCACGCGCCGGTGTTTGCCGACGCGGAGCGGATGGAGGCGTTTAACGCTTTGGTTCGCTATCAGTCGATGGGCAACCACGGCTACAAGTTCATGAAGCAAGACGAGAAGATTCTCACCAAGACCCATGTTCTCTCACAGAACAGCACGGGCGGCGCGGTGGTCTTCGGCGAGTTCTTCCCTGACCTGATCGAAAACTTCAGTTCGTACGGTGCTGCCCGCGCTGCCGCTGGCATTACCCCCATGAGCGAAGGTCGATGGGTTGGCCCCAAGCTGCATTCGGACATCACGGTTGGCGATGTCGGCGAGGGCGAGGCCATGACCGCATCGGATGTGCTGCTCGGCAATGTCGAACTGAACGCATCCAAGTCCTACGCACTCGCAAAGGTCAGCATGGAGCTTCTGAATGATGCTGCCGTGAACCTTGAGGATGTGCTGGCATCGTCAATGATGCGTGCACTCCGCGCGTACGAGGATGATTGCTACTTCAACTCAGCCAACAACCGGCAGGGTATCTCGTCGAAGATCGGGTCTAACTCGACCAACGACGCGAACCTTGCGGGGCGATCGACCGCCAACTGGGGCGGCTACGAGGTTGCCGACATCCAGAACACGATCGGCAAGTTGGCGACCTGGGCTTCGGAAGACCCGAACTTCGGTATCGCCTGTTCGTGGCAATACTACATGACGGTTCTTCGCCGCTTCATGCAGTCGGCTGGTGGCAACACCGGGGCGATGCTTGCAAGCGGCGTTGCTGGCCCCGGCCTGACTTCGCGTTGGGAGTGGGACGGCATCCCCGTCTACATCAACAACAAGGCTCCCAAGACCTACAACGCCGATCAGATCGACGCATACATCGGTGCGTTCTCGTATGCGACGAAGCTTGGTGTTGTGACCGGCTCGGAGTCGATCGCAACCACCGACCAACGCTGGTTCGACGAAGACATCTTCGGGATCAAGATGACTCAGCGTTGGGCAATCAATGTCCACGATGTCAACGACGAAGCCCTCAGCGCGTCCACCGATGCCGGTTCCGGTGTCGTGGCGCTCAAGGCGTAAGGAGGTAACCCCATGAAAGCCATTCAGAACATGAAGTTCGCTCAGGCGATTTACCCCCAGTCCTTGACCAACGACACTGCTACTGCGGTGGAGGTTGACGCAACCGGGGCAAACCACGCAACCTTTGTGTTCCCCGTTGGCGCTTCAGCGGGCAACATCAGCGTGTCAAAGGTTCAGTACGCGACCACTTCGGGCGGTTCGCTGACTGATGTTCCCAGCGGTGCAATCACCGCAGACACGATCGATTCGGACGCAGACAACACGATCCATGTGGTTCATGTTGACCTGAGTGACAAGTCGATCGGCAACTTCCTCAAGGTCACGCTGACCGAAGACAACACCGGCGCGGTTCTGATCGGGTGCCTCTGCATTCTTTCGGAACTCAACGACGGCCCGACTTCGGCATCTGAGCGTGGTCTGACCACCGAGGTATATGCCTAACCCAAGCCCCGCATTCGGGAACGGGTGCGGGTTCTTTTTAACCCATAGGAGGGCATATGTGGATCAAGTTTACTCAAGACACTTCATTCGGTAAAAAGGGCAATGTCATTCAGATGAATGATGGCGATGCAGGTTCATGGATTCGCACCGGCATGGCTGTCAAGTCTGATCCGCCCGCGACCAGTGCGGAGAGCACCGCTTCCAAGCGCGTCTCCCGCAAGAAACTCTCCAACAAGTCCCTGAGCGCAGCGGAGTAACCCGTGAAGACATTCGTATGTAATCAGGACATTGATGTGACCGACGCGGTTTTAAAAACCCGTCTCACGCCCGATGTCGCACTGTTCGTACGCCGCTTGGTGGACGAGGCTGGCATTCGTTTCGTGAAGCCCGTCAAGGTATACGCGGACGCGAATCCCGACGAAGACTCAGTTAATGTGACGCTGGAGTAACCCGTGGCCATCATCACCGCAGCCGAGTACAAGACGCGCCGGAGCATCTCCGGTACGGACTATGACGCGATACTCGCGGTGATTATCCCATCCAAGCAGGCATGGTTGGAGCGACAGTGTGGGCGGGACTTCGACGAGGAAACCTACACCGACCTTGCACACGACGGGGACGGTTCCCCGCGTCTGTGGCTCAAGCACTGGCCCGCGTCCGATGTGACGGCGGTCAAGCTGCTCAACTCGGACGGGTCAACGACAACGCTGGATACGAGCTCGTACCGGCTGACGGATGGGGAGTACCTGTATCGTCAAAGCGATACCTCAACCGCATGGGAGCCGCAGAGCGTCTTCAGTGACTATCGCGGCCCATGCTTCCCCAATGGAGACGGGAATGTGCTGGTGTCGTTTACGGCGGGGTATGCAAACGATGAAGCCCCGGACGACCTGAAAGACCTGATGTTTACGCTCGTGGACATGGGCCTTGACGAGCGGGGGCAGAACCCGATTGTTGCCCAGCGTGCGGACGGCGTGGTTCAGCGTACGCGTATGACGGCGGCTGAGCAGCGTGCGGTGCTTGCCGACCTGGTTCGTCCGTGGAAGCGGGTGAGCGTATGACACTCGGCCCGCCTCAGATGCCCGCGTCGATCGGTTTCTATACCGCGTACGCGACGATCACCACCCCCGAGTTTGGGACGCTCTCGGCATCGGGGATGCCTACCCGTACGGTCGGGTCGAATGACACCAATGTACCGTGTCGGCTCGATGTGGCGAGTGGCTCGGAGTCTGAGCGGTACGCGCACATGGTTGATGAAACGGCGTATCGATTCATCTGCCCGGTTGCTGACCCTAGTGGTTCTGCGTACACGATCAAGAAGGACTACTACATCACGATCGGCGGTGTGAAGTATCAGGTGCTCGGTGCGGGCAAGCCGGAGGGTCTGAGCGGCCAACAGACAGCGATTCTCAAGAAGGAGGATCGTTGATGGGCGTGGTGATTGAAGACAACTCTGATGCGTTCCTGAAGCGGTTGACAGACGCAGTGGATGGCCCCGGTGGTGGTCTGGATGCGGCGACGCAGTTCCTTGCATCGAAGATGCGGGAGTCCATGCCGCAAGGTGGGGATTACGATGTCGCCAATGACACACCGACCGCGAACATCAAGGCATCAGCCCCCGGTTCGCCCCCGATGGTTCGTTCGGGTCAGTTACGAAACTCACTGACCAACGCCCGCGTTGGCACGCTCCGGTGGGCTGCGGGAACGAATGTGAAATACGCGAGGATTCAGGAGTTCGGGGGGACGATCAATCACCCCGGCGGCACGGCGTATTTCATCAAGGATGGGAAAGCGGTGTTCGTGAGTGAGACTGCCGCGCTGCAAATGTCGTTGAGCGGCCAGAAACTCAACAAGACTAAGCCGCACCCAATCACACTACCCGCCCGCCCGTACATGCGGCCCGCATTACGCAACAACGAGGCCGCGATCAGTCGGGTGTTCAACGCCCGTGTCCGTCGGAAGATGGGAGGCACGCAATGAGTTTTAACCCATTCGCACCCGAGGGCGCGATCATCACCCGGCTCAAGTCACATGTGGCCTTAGTGACCGCAACGCAGGGCATTTTTAACACGGTCGCGATCGACGGTGACGGATCGGAAATCTCGGTCGGCGTGGGCAAGCAGCCATTCGTGGTGCTCACCCATGTATCGGGCACCTTTGGCGGCTCGACATTCCGCACGAACATCGCGTCGTCTGTGTATCAGGTGAGCGTGTTTGATGACAAGAAGAACGGGGACGACGCGGCGAAAACGGTGGCGGGCTATGTCTTTGGTGACTCCGAGGGCACGGACAACGAGCCGACCTACGGGCTTGCTCGCTGGAAGATGACGAGTGTGGCGGATATGGCGAGCGTGACTGTGGTTCCCGAGTCCTACGGCACACTTCATGATGCCGAGGCACTTCATTACTGGATGACTTTCTCGATTGAGAATGTGGAGGCGTAGCAATGGCACCAACAATAGGTCTTACCGGCCTGATTTCGTCAAGTGACACGGGCAAGCCCCTGCACTATCTCATCAACTCGGGTACAGATCCGTATTCAGCCACGCTGAACATCGCGGGCGAGTCGTTTGATACAACCCCGTTTTCGTCTACGGCGCCCGTGGCGGTCAGCAATATCAGCGGGCTTCAGTCGTGGTCAGGTTCGTTCAGTGGTCGATTCCCGGCAGGTGGCGCGGCATCGGGCCATTTGGGGAATGTGACCTTTGCGAGCGGGTACGCGACGAATGTTCGCGGCTGGACGATCACGGCATCGGTTCAGGCGCATGATGTGACCGCACAGAGCGGGACGGCCCCCACATGGATGAGCTACCTTCCCGGCCTCTACTCCTACTCGGGATCGTACGAGTGTCTGGTGGACGACACGACGGCGATCAGTGCTTGCACAAGCGGCTCGGCAACATTCCGCATCTCGACCGAGAGCACGAACGACAACGAGCTATCGGGCAACATCGTGGTGACGGGCGTTTCGGTGAACGGTCAGGTCGGCGACAAGTGGTCGGTGACAGTCTCGTTCGTGGTCAACGGGAACCTTTCGACGGACGGTGATTCGTCGCTGTTCGAGGTGGATTCAGCGGGCACGCCTGATCCGCTCGAGACTCCGGAGGCGACGGCGATCTCGATCCGCGTGGATGGTTCGCGTGTCTACTCGGGTGATGCGTTTGAGACTGGGTGGACGATCAGCAGCGCGATCGGTTCTCAGGTGAGCGTGAGCGTGAACTTCCAAGGTACGGGTGCGCTGACGATTGGGTGATTAGGGAAGGCGATCATGCAAAGGTTGACATCTCAGTACGCTGAATCACGGCTTGCCTTCGGCGAATGCGTCAATCTGAGCAGACAAATCATTGTAGTTGGCGGCTCGTTCCTTCTTGATGCGGTCTTCACGCACATTCAAGTAGACGACGGCGGCAACTGTCAGGCAGAGCACTGTGATTGCGGCAACAAGAGGCATCGTGTTTCGGGGCTTCTTCATATTGGGGATTGTACATAATGCCCAGCGATAATGAAATAGCAAAAGCCAAAATCACGGTTGAGGCCGATGTTTCCGGGGTTAAAGCCGCAATATCGGACGCTAAATCCGAAGTGGGGTCGATGGCGGACGATATCGAGGAGTCTGCCGCACGCGGTGCCGGTGCCTTTGATTCAATGGGATCAAAGATCGATAGCAGCACGGCGGGTGTCCGTAAGTTCTCTGGTGCTATCTCGGGCGCGGTCGGCGCAGTAACTTCGCTGCTTGGCGTACTTGGTGTGCTGATCTCGGTGTTGACTACGCTGATCGCCTTGCTAAAGCGGAAGTCGGAGCGGCTAAAGGAACTCAGAAAAAACTACAAGTCTATCCAAGATCAGATCGACGACTTCAGCGTCGGCAACGCTCTTGATGAGTTTGAAAAATTTGAACATCAAATAAACCGCCAGATTGATGATCTTGTTAAGGAGGGCAAGATCAGGAAAGAGGCCGCGGAGACACTGCGTGCGCAAGCACAGGCCGCAGCCGATCTTCGGCGTGAGCAAGAAAAGCAAGAGGAGTCCGCGAAGCGTGGTGCCCTGCGCCAACAGCAACAACTTGCAGACGCCAAGTTGTACACCGCTGCCATTAAGGAACTTCAAGGCATAATCGAACAGCAAGAAATATCCTTGCTTCCGTCAGACGACCAGCTACAAGCCGACGCAGAGCGACAAAAGAAGATATTGCAGGATGCGTTCTCAGGATTCCTGCTCCCCGACGGTCTGATTGAGCAAGCCCTTGCCAATGTCGATCGCATCACGCAGAAGCAGCTCGAAGCCGAGCGTGAACGCCAACGCATCGCGGACGAAGCGCAGCGGCAACGCGAGGCAGAGGCCGACCGTCGCTCCCAAGAACGCGCCCAAAGAGAGGTGGAGACGATCAGGCAGGGACTCCGGTCAATCACCGCCGGAGAGTTCACCACTGTACTCCAATCAATGCCCCGAATCCTACAGGAAGTCGCGACAAAGCTCGGGAGGTTGAAGTAATGGCCATCGGTGAAATCACTGAGCTTCTATCGTACAGGACTGTATCGCTACGCGATAATGTCGAAACGCTCACACGAGGATTCAATGTCGAAGGGCTAGGCCCAGACCTGGCTCGGCTCGTACCGAATATACCGAAGTACGGCGATTCACACCCCGATAACCCCAACATGATCGTCCGGTCGGTGAGCGCGTCGCCACGCGGCGCGGGGTCGCTGGTACAGGCCAGCTACTCGCCAAGTGAGTTCGTCGGCGGATCGTTTGCCCCGATCAACGATTACGCGGAAGATTTCTGGGGCACCGATGTCTCGTTCGATTACGACGACATCGACATCCCGCTGTTCCGGCTGTCCACGATGACGGTCGCCGATCCGCTGCCGCTCACAAAGTTCGTCTATTCGGACTACCGCGCTGGCATCCCGTACCGCAAGCGGGTGCCGTATTTCCGCGTCACAACCGGCCTGACCTTTGCCGAGGCGACGAACATGGACGACATCATCGGCCTCTCGGATTTGATCGTTGACCAGACAGACAAGATACACAGGATATTCGGGCGGGATCTTGTGTTTTCGTGCGAGGGATTGCAGTATGTGACCCGAACCGAGTACAAGGTCACCTATCGGTGGTCGCAAGACCTCGGCATTCCGAACGAATGGCAGGCGGAAACGCCGTTTGATGAGACGGTTTCGGACAATCTCGGACGGCGGGGAACGATTCTGTACCCGTTCGCGGATTCCGACTATGTGATCCCGCCGTTTCAGGGGATGCGGATCGACGGAAACACCGATCCGACGCAGCCGCCGAGCGTGACATTCTTCAACAAGTACAAGCGTGACGAGTCCGGATGGGTCAACCTGCCGGGTCTGCTATGAATATCGATCAACTCCAATCCGGCGTGTACACCGCGATCATCGTGGCGCGGTCGGTCGAAGATCCATCACCCGCCGATCAGGTCTCGTACACGATCGACATCAATGTTGAGGGTGGCACGGTCTCGTTTTCCAATGTCCGTTCGCAGCAAGGATCGCGCTGGACGGACTACATGCCGGTTGATCCTGAAGATGAGATTCCCAATGTGTTCCCCTTCCCGCTGGGCCACCGGGTTGCGGTGCATGTTGAGCGTTTGGGCGATCAGTTCAACTTGTTTATTGACCGGGGCGAGGTTCCCGAGTTTGGAGGGTGCCCGTGATTGAGATGGAACTTGAGATCAAGATGGATTCGGTCGGACTTGCCGAGGTTGAGAATATGGGGATGCGTGCGCTTGAGGTCGGCGGGCTTGATGATCTGTACTACCGCTATGTGACCGAGGACGGCACAAGCCCCACAACCGGCAAGGTGCACGCCATGACCCAGCGGACGGTCGGTGAAGCCCCCTTGCAGGACACCGACCTGACCCTTGACGGCACCGCAAACAAGATCGATATCGACGGCGTGAACTACATCACATTTTCAGTAACAACACCAGAGTCCGGGCGTTTCGGAACTCTGCACATATTCGCGCGAAAGGCGCAGGAGTAACCCAATGGCAACCGCATACCTTGCGAAAAACGCATCCAGTCTGGCGGATGCTCAGTGGTCAGACAGCAACGGCTTTTCCGCGACCTACCCCAAACTCGTGATTAACGACATCGTTGGCAACGGGGTTACGCCCGTCACCACTACGATTGATAAATCGGGAATCGCAGAAGGCGTTCACTCGTTTAAGATCCAACCTGGCGCACGCGGCGTTCTCGGTACGGCATCAAACCCCGTCAAGTTTGACGCGGACAACGAATCGGGCTTATCCGTTGGCAATCAGGCGAGCGCCGAGGTCTCGAACTACGGGTCTGGTTTCGTCCTGCACTATGAGGCAGACGGTGACGACAATGAGTGCAAGAACGCATCCGTGGGCCGGGGGAATGGACTGCACCTGTACGGGGGCACATTCACCAATGTCGGGCAGATGGGCGGGAATCTTACCGCGAATCAGGACACGGTGATTACCAACTTCGATGGGTATGGCGGGCGATCAGAGATCGAGTACAACTCGACTGCGATCACGCTTTTCCGCGCATCGGGGGGGGAGCACTATGTCTACCGAAAGGTCACTGAGTTTCAGGTCGGCGGTACGGCGAAAGTGTACTACTTCCCAGATGGGCAGGTCACGGACTTCTCATCGTCGTCTGTCCTGCAACTCGGGGGGTATTTCACGCAGGATCGAGGTGCGATCCCGACAATGAACCTGATCGGCGGTACATACGACACATCGAATCTCCGCGAGGAAACCGCTCCGGGCGGGACGGCGTTCAATGTTGGTGGTGCGAAGATCATCGGCAGCGAACTGTTTGACGACTCAAATGTTTCGTACCTTTACGGCTCGAAGCAAGACGCGGGCGGCTTCATCCCCACCCCATGACGCACATCCTCGTCAAAGGCGGAAAGGTCATCGTGCAAGGCGGGCGCGTCCTCACTTCGCAGGGGGGCGCGCCGTGTTGTTGCGGGCCAGGCGGGTGTGTGATCGTACTGCTCCCGTGCTGCTCGTGTCCGGGCGCTCTCGCGTTCATCCGCGACACCCCACAAGTGCAGGCCGTCTGGCCGTTTGAAACGCGGGGGGACGGGCGGGTTGTCCGGATGACCGATGGGATCTGCTACCGATATGTAGCGACCGTGCCCGATCTGCCTGATACAGCAACACGCGAATACGGGTTCGAGTCTATAGACGGGTTCACGACATGCGGCGATTCGTCGTGCGCCGACGGGGAGTGTCAGCAACTGCCCGGCGGGGTGATTGAGCTCGGAAGCCCGTGTTCGTTCGATCTGACCACATACGACTGCGTTGAATCGTTCGACTACACCTATTCCGAATCGGGTACGGGTCGGCTGATGCTCACCCCGACAGACGCGTTTATCGAGTATCAGATCAGCGCGGGATCGGTGTTCAGCGGGTCGTGGTCGCTCACAGGGGGCAGCGGGGGGCAATGGAGCGTGTACACACGCGGATCGCGTGAGAATGGGCCTGATTGGGACTACAGCGAAACATATGCGGACGATACGAACCCGGTCGCTCTGGTATCGCCCGAACCCGCTGCTTCCGCGCGTGTACAGAACGCGGGAAACCTGCCCCCCGAGGTCTATTCGCTCGCCACCGATGGCGTAGGGGTCAATCCCGGCAACACAGGGCACAACGGGACGATCGACGGTGTTTCATTCTGCGAGCAGGGCATACGGCGAGAGACGACAACGGATGCGAATGGGGGAACCACAACGCGGACTTCCATTGTGCACACTCGAGATACCGGGCTTGGGCGAGTGATCTACGCATCGTGGTCAAGACAGACCGTTTCGAGCGACGGAACCGTGACCGTGCAGGCGTACAACCGTCTGGTGCGTCGGTTCCAGTTCTCCAATGTCCGATTCGCGTCGGGCGTGGATACCGGCGATTTGACCACTCAAGACCAGTGCGAAATCCCGAGCACGGTGATCGCGTACAAGTGTGGCGCGGAAGATCCGAGTGATCCGAGCGTGCGGATCATCGTTGATCTGGCCGAAGTTCCCGATCCGGGTTCGCTGCAATACCGCGCGTGGTACGAGGGCGAGCTCTACATCGTCACCGGCGAGCTTGCGTCGGGTGATCCTGTGGAGGTCGTGTGGACGCTCGATGAGTGCCCGGACGACCCCGAGCCCACCGGCGAGATATACCGCATCAACCGCTGCAACAGCACGATCCAGGCGACGGGCGGGGAGGTCGTGGGCGACACGGTGCAGCCGCGTACGATCGGCTACCGCGTGGGCGAGGGCATGAACCCCGGCGAGGGCTTCGTGTACTATCCGGGCGTGGCGGAGAACGCGTGTTTGTTCAGGATTCCCGGCCAGCCGACGACCGAGGTGCTTGAGGAAGAACCCGACATCGTGCTCACTTCGCAGCCGGGTGTGTGTAGTTCGCAGCCGGTGGCGCGAATCGATCCGCGTCCGCAGTGCCAGCAACAGGACGGCGGGGGCGGTGTGGGGCCGAGTGACAATCAGTCGCTGGTCGACCCGGCGGTGCAGGCCGAGCTTGATCGGCAGGCGACGATGCGCACGGGTCAGTTTCCGGGCCGCTGCCCTTCATGCGGTGGTTGATTCCATTGCGTAGCGTACGGCATCGGGGAGGGAGTAATACTGCCCCGTGATCGGTGGGCAATACTTCGTCACACCATTGCTCCGATACATTTTCCATTCGAGAGAGTCCAACCACCCCTCCACGGCATCCCGGACGATGGCGAGGGCGTGTTGGTCTGCGATCTCGTATACGCCGTAGACCCAGTATTTATGTGTCGATGTCGTCACAAGGTCCAGTTCGGCAGGCCACCACTCCGCGTCCCCCTCTCCCGAGAGTTCCCAGAGTTCGTTGAGGGTTTCGGTGGGGTTAGTCATGGTATCCACCACTTATCTCCTTCCTTCCTAAATCTTCGCTTAGGTTTTGTTTTTCCGAACAATATAAGGCCTACATAAAATATTGCGTACAACAACCCTACTAGCAGCGGATATGGCCCTAGCATCAGGACCAAGACGAAGACGGCACACAAGAGCGGGGATTCTTTATAAAGATTGTTCATGAAGTCAAGCATCTTCCACTCCTAAGACCTCTGCTGCGAGCCAGCACACTGCGGTTCTCATGGGCTGCCCGGAGATGGGGACATCAATGTTTCCTGTGGGTAGATCGAATACCCAACTCTTCGGCTTCCACCAGAAACCGATCCCTTGTGTCCGGTTCACCA